TGTCTTGTAATTCTTTTTCGTGTAAATTTATTCGCTTTGCTTGTCTTTTAAACTGATAAAAACTTTCCATTAGTTCTATCCATTGTAGATAATTCATAGCGTCCAACCTCGCGTGATATGGCACAGAACTACATATTTCTGTTTTGTACCGTCTGTACTGTCAGTAATTGGAAACATTGCGACATAAAATCCTGCTTTCAAATCTGAGTCTGTTGTTGTTTCCGTGTCTGTAAAATCATTGTGTATGTCGTGATTATGTGAAGCGAATTCTGCATATCCTCCACCACCGCCGCGATATTGTGTAGCAGATACGATATGTCCTTTGTGCGTGCGCGTATGATTCGTTAATAAGTAGTCATTAATCCACAAATCATTTTTATCTAAAATAATCCCGTTATATTGTATTTTTATATTTGGCAAATCTGAAATCACCTTGCCGATTACCAATGTGGGGCTTTGGTTATTTTGAGCAACGCCGCTCATTATTCCTAATAATTGCTGATATGGATTTTCTTTCATATTCTCACCTTCCATATAAAAATAATGGGGAAAGCGTCTATACCTTCCCCATCAAATTATTTAGGAAAAGTGCCGAGGTGCAAACACTTCCCTACATTTATTACATTATATTCATTTTTTCTTTTTGTCTTTCTTGCTTTTCTTTTCTTTTTTTGGCGGTTGATAATTTGGATTCCCTTCACTTACAACGCCCACGTTATTATCAGGGTCAACGATATAATTTAGTGTCAGCGTCATTGTATGGTTGTTGTTTGAAATTGTATGTTCGTCTGTTTCAATTAAAAATTTTCCTTTTATTTGTTCTTCTTCTATTTCTACGGCAAACCCTGCGATACATTGGTAATTTCCTAATGCTGAAATTTGCGATGTTTCTTTTACACGTTTTAACATAGACCGCGCTTGTACTTGCGTATTTTGCTTATTGTCAACCTTATACACATCTTGTAGTAGACCATATTTTTCAACATCTTCTTTATTAATCAAATACCCCGTGATATTGCCGTTTTCATCCACAACGCAAATTTGATTTCGCATATCTTCAACCGAGGCGGAATGAGAAGCAGATGTTAAATTTTTTGTATCCGTAATTACAAAATCGTCAATGACGGTATCAGCACGCACAACATTTAGTAACTGTTGACCGTTGTTATCTGCCATATAGACATGATACTTCCACCCCGTCCACGCTTTCAATGTTTCCAAACACTTATTTATAATTTCTGAACCTGTCATACCATCCGCAATACAACTAATTTTATACTTCTTCGCATCGTCGCAAAATTCGCCTGTTGTTACACCTAATTCCGCTCCTACTGTTTTTATGGCATCGCATATCAACACATCTTCAAATTTATATGTCATTTTGGATTTTGCTAAATAAACAAGATTATCGTATGCAACAAATTCCATGGTATAACTTTCACTATTACGGCTTTGTAAAAACACTTTACCGCTGAAAATGCAGTATTGTTCTTGCGAAATATCATCAATATAATATAGATTCATGCGGTCACCTAATTCAATGTCTGCATTTTCCCAGACTGAATCCTTTGCATCCGTAGTATATGCAATCGTGAAATTTAGCTTTCTTCCTGCTTGGTTAAGGTCACCACTCCACTTTATTTCTGTTACATAATTCGTTATGTCCGTATCTTCTTTTTTCAAAATAAACATCGCTTACACCTTGATTTTTAGCTTATCTTTCGCCCATTTTTTAACTTCTTTTTCAGCTTCTTTTTTGATTTCTTTCTCGTTGATTTTTATACCCTTATCCGAAATTTGAACATAATCGCCGACTTTTACACCGCCAATTTTGATAGCATCTTTATATTTTGCAAGATACCCTTCTCCTACTGCTACAAGTGCTTTCCGTCCTGCTTCTTTTATTGCTTTCAATGGCGGTTTTCCTTGTAATATCTGCGCGGCTGTGTCTTGTCCGAGCTTTTCAAGTGTATTTGGACGCTCTTTCAGACCTGTTTCTTCATCCATTACGGTATCAATTATTCTGCGATATTCTTTCAAGGATAAATCAAAATAGACATCTCCGCTACCATCGTTTTCTTTATATGAAAATGATTCAATTAAGCAATCAAAATTAATGGGACTATCTTCTACTGATATATTTAGCGGCTCCGTCCCAATTCTCCAACCTTCTACCATCTCTACAAGTTCGTAAGGATTCGCGTCACCTGTTGAAAAGTTATATTCTTGTGCAGGGAAAAATGAACTAATTGTGATTTGTTTTAATCCTGTTTTTCCCATCATGCTATAATCACCTGCGTTGATGATATTCACAACGCCGTTGTTGTTAGACACAGACACGCCGAATTCAGAAGGTACAACAGGGAATACTAACGATTCTTCGCCACAAGATAATGTAATCACAGCATTTTTGCTGAGAAAACCGCCTAATGCGCCATTGACCGCTGAACGCAATCCACCCGAGATAGCGTTGCGGATTAAACTACCACCTTCTTTTTTCAGATAATTCCCTGCTTCTTTTTGAATATTTTTCCAAATATTCACCATACTTACCACCTCATTATATATTATCATATTATTTGTACTATTTATATTATTTATCTAAAAATTTATTTATGAAACTACTTGACAAAATTAAATTCCGTGTTCAATATTTTATTTATTGTATTCTATTTTACATATCTACTTACTATGTATAAGTTATATAAATACTTATAAAATGATTAGAAAATCTGCGGATGAATGTTGCTCCGCGAATCCCTTTATTTTCAACAAGAATATCAAAAATTATGCCGAAAATAAGGTTTTCTACACATTTTTATATACTATATATTGATTTTACTATGTTCAATTTACTATATGTAGAAATATAGCCTTAAAACTTCCATATTTGCGTTTTAACAGGTCTTATATATCCCGAATATAAAGTATTGGGTTATATCGTTTTGAACGCTTGTACGCGATTCTGTGAAGTCGTTTTTCTCATAAATGATAAAAATATGGGCATACCCACAAATGGGCATGCCCTATAATTTCTATCTTACGCAACGAACAAATATTATACCGCTCCCACGGTATTTATACTGCCCCCACCATATTATTCATTGCCGCTTGCTGAATCTTAAATACAACTTGTTCAGCAAATCTATCTATGTCCGCTTGTTCTTTTACTACAATACTATCAGCTAGTTTTGCGATATTGATATTTGGTGTTTGCGGCTGTTGTGCTCTGCCTTTTTCTAATCCGCGCTGATACTGCTGTTTCAAACTTTCGTCATGTGGTACTATGCGCGTGCCTGTTGGAAGGTCAACGATTTCTGCGCCTTTCTCGTGTATCCATGTCTTACCACCTGCAAACCATTGTGTACCTACGGCGTGTTGTGGAATTTCTGCACTTTGCGCGTTTGCACTTGCAGATGAAGCCAATCCTGCTTTTTCCAAAATGGAATCTAAACCGCTTGATAAAAATTCTATGACATCCGTAAATACACGCTTTACACCTTCAAAAACGTGTGTAAAAATATCAGCAATGTTGTTCCAAGCACCTTCCCAGTTCCCTGTGAAAACGTTTTGCACAAATGAAATTAAATCACTTGCGACCATCATTGCCGTAAAAAGTGTATCTGCAAAAACTGTGATAAATCCAACTACAACCCAGATGATTGTGTCGAAAACCGCTGAAAATACCGCGCCGAGTGTATTTAGTACCGCTGATACTAACGAGCCTGATTCTTCCGTTTCTTGTCCAAACGCTTTCATTACAGTTGTCCACAAATCACCAAATTTCTTACCAATTACGCCCAACATCGCCATTGCAGGAGCTACTTTTCCCTTTACTTTTTCTATCGCGGCATTCACCGTGTTTACGACATGATTCCAAACTACCATAACAACCTGTTTAAAATCGTTCCAATGTGATATCACAAAACCGATGATAACGGTTAAGGCTAATAGTGCTATACCTATAGGATTTGTGGCAAATAACAAACGTAACGCGGTAAATGCAGTTCTGAAATTCTTGATTGCCGAAATTATTGTTGTGAATGACCGCATAATCATACTTGGCAGAGATGTAAAGAATGAAATGAATGAACGCCCAAATCCTAAAATGCCGCTAAACATTGATTTGACTGCACCAATTACACCATTTTTCAATACTGTAAACGCTGTTTTTGTTGCATTGAGCGGATGAATGATAATGTTACCGAACGATGTTAATGCAGAAATACCACGCGCGGCAAATGCGGAAAGTGCTCCTCTTGCACCATTAGCGGCTGTTGCTATAATTGGGAATTTGGTTGCCAATGCACCTGTTACGCTTCCTGCTTTTGCGATTGCGGATGAAGCTTTTACAATGCTTCCGTACCAACCCCCGAATATCTGCATACCCTTACCGACTATCGCAAGCATTCCACCTGTACTAACGATAAACAACGCGGCATTTACTATAAAAGCTTTTTGTCCGTCTGAAAGTCCTGTGATAAAATCTGCAAATCCCTGTGTCATTTTGCGTGTCATGCTGAGAACAGGTGTTAGACCTTGTGCTAATTCCATAGCCGCAATTTTTAGGTTATTGACCGCTTTTTCCATTTGGGCGGCAGGTGTCGCGTCTATCTTGTCTACCGCTTCTTGTGTTGCCCCTGCTGATTTCGCCATACCGTTTAAGGATTCCTTGAATTTATCTGCTCCGTTTCCTGCAAGGGAAAGAACGACGTTCAACGCTTCCGTACTACCGAAAAGTTTAGCCATTGTCTCGACGTTACCGCCTGTTGCCGTTTTAATTTCTTCAAGGAATTGCGCCCATCCGACTGCTTTCAAATGCGCTTGACTGAACTGCAATCCTAACGCTTCGGCTGTCTCGAACGCGTCTTTGCTTGGTTTAATTATATTGGATAACGCCGCTTTTAGTCCTGTCATTGCGGCTGAAGTTTGTGTACCGTTTGCCGTCAATGAAGCTACCGACGCAAGTAATTCATCAATGGACATACCTGCACTTGCCGCTGTTGGTATGACTTGACCTATAGATTTTCCGATATCATCTACCGTTGTTTTGCCGAGATTTTGTGTAATAATCAATCTATCCATCATATCTGAAGCGCGTTCTGTTTGCATACCATACGCATTGATAATAGTTGTCAGCGCATCCGTAGCCGTTGACATATCGGTAAAACCTGCTTTTGCGCCTTGTGCGGAAATGCGCATAAAATCAACCGCTTTACTTGCATCCACTGAAGCCGATATTGCTTGATACGTTCCTTCCGCTAAATCGGTTACTGATACCCCTGTTTCTCTTGAAAGCGCGGTTAATTCAGCACGCATTTTATTCATATCAACCACGGATGTATCAACGAGGGTACTAACTTTCGCAAGACCAACGGTAAAATCACTGTTTAGTTTTGCACCTGCCGCCGCCGCCGCAAGAATGGGCGCGGATAATAGCGCAAACTTTTCACCGAGTGCCGATATACTTTTACCTGTGTCCTTTATGCTTTTTGCCGTGCGTAATTGTTGACTGCGGTGTTCATCTATATTCTTTGTTGCTTTTTGTATTACACCTGTAAAATTATCTTTAAGCCGTAATACCGCGTCGATTATTTGCATACAATCACCTACCATATAATAAAAAAAGAACATATAGTATTTAATCTACTATATGCTCTTGTCGTCTATTTAGTTTTATTCGTATTCGTCAGACGGCGTATTTTCCTTTATGCGCTGTTCTATTTCGTATCTCATCATAGCATATAAAACCTTCTTTTCATTCTTTCCCATTGAAAGAAATTCGATAGGCTTAATATTATGAAAGCGGAAAAGATAGTATTGAAGATTTACTTCACCGTCTGATTCTATTAGTTTTTTACTTCTTCGTCAATTTCAGATTGAGATGTTTCTACACCGCATAATTCACTAACCGTTTCTGCAATCTTTCCGATTTCACCTGCTAAGAATAGCTTTGCAACTAAATCATTGGGCGTTGCCGCACTGTAATGTTTTAACAATTCTGCATTACGAAAATCTGGTTCAATAACTGCATTAACTACCATTTCTAACCCAATCTTGTAATTGTTGGATTTCTTCGCCTTGCCTGTCTTGCTATATTCTGTGTTTGATTCTGTGATTTCAGCTAAAAGTTCAGTGTCAAGTGCTTGCACTGTTACAGAAAATTTTTCGCCAAACATCTTTGATAGACGCGGAATTTCAATCTCCTTCTTGGGTTTTTCTGTTACCTTTTTGGCATCCGCTTTTAATAGTCTTTCTAACGCATTCATTTATATGCACCTCTTATTATTTATTGATTATATTATTGTTATTTATCCTTCAATTTGGTCCAAAATCGAAAAATCTTCAAAACTGAAATTATATGTTTCTTCGCCGAGTTTACCAACAGACCAGTTTACTAGGTCTACACTGTCAATTAAACAATTATATAACGCAATTCTTTCTGTACCTAAAGCGTCTGGGTCTTCAACCTTAGAAATAATGGTACATAATACTTGCTTCCCTTCTTTTATTGAAGGTGCAAGTTTTTTGATGAAATAAGATGATACCTTGTGTACCTTAAAACTTCCCTTGCCCGTATACCCAGTGACCTTGTAGCCTTTTGACATTTTTCGTGCGATTTTCACCTCTACTTTATCCGCTGATAATGTCGCTTTTAGTTCTTGAATTTCCGCAATCTCATAGCCGTCAATCCACATAGAGCCAAATGTGCCATAGACAACTTGTTTTGATTCCATTTCTTTCATTTTATTATTCACCTACTATTTATATAAATAGAATAAGGGAAGATTTTTATTTCTTCCCTTCATCTATATTGTTATTTTTTTTATTCAACCGTACAAAGTACCTTGATGTTCTCCAATGCGTCTAGCATACTTAAATTACATCCGAGAAAAGCGTTGTCATGAATGTTCAATTCCTTAATTTGCTGTTGTGACATTTGTTCCAGTTCATCACGAGTGTTCTTTCCGTTGGATTCACGCCAATTTTTCACTGCTTCAACGTCAATGAAACATTCATTTTGACCGCGTTCTAAAAGTCCTTCTGTTTCAAGTGTGTGCAAATAACCGTTAATTGCAGTAACTAACAGGCATCTGTTATCATAACTGTTTGCATATTTGCCGATGTAACTATCATGTGAAGTTTTCTTGATATCGTAATGAATCATATCCATTAAATCAATGAGTTTGATTTTTTGGAAGTCTGCGCCCTTGCCCTGCATCGTGGTTACAAAAGAGTTAATACCACGGGCTACTTTATGTTTTTCCCCATCGAAAAAGATAAATAGTTCACCGCGTCCAATCTTAGCATCCATTTCCTCGTCTGTGTATTGTTCAACTTCAACAAGTTCGGGAAGCGGCGCGTATGTGCATGAAATGATTGCAGGGGTTCCGCAAATAATACCTGCAATGCGGCTACAGTAGTCCGCTGTTTCAAATGTCTTTGCTTTTGTGCGGATAAGTGTATTTGTAAAATTAACTACACCTTCATTATCAGCCGCGCAGTTGGGAAGAACGGCACAAACTTTTGTGTCCTTGGTTGTTCTCATACCTTTAATCCATGTTGCGATTTTTTCCGTATACTTTTCTTTAATGCTAGGGATAACCAACCAGTTGAAATAAGTTTTCTCTAGCCTCTTTAATACTTTTGTAAAATCTGCGTCAATGGTTTTTTCTTCCGTCTCGCCGCTTTGACCTCCAACCTTGGGAACGGTGCTTGTAACTTCACCTTGGCACTCCATAACAATTATCTTACGTGGCGCAGTCTGATAACCTTTTAGTGCAAGCTCAATCTGTTCTTTTTTGTATTTTGTCCATGATTCTGGAATATCGTCCACGTTGTAAATTTGTGTTACATTATCACTTGGATTTGAAACAGGAAATACCATTGCGATAATGCCGCGTTGACTGCGCTGAATCGCGGTGATTCCCTTTTCTTTAAATGAAATAAAAACATTTGGCATTTTTAAGCTCATAGTTTTATACCTCCGTTATATAACGATTATTTATTATTTTGATAAATATTTTCAATTTTGATATTAGTAATTTCATCTTCGCCGAGCGTGTCGAAATATTCGAATGTCAGTGTAAAATAAATTATGTCTGCATCTTCCCCATCCGTTACGGCGTTGATATTATTTATTTTTATATATCTATTTTCTACTGAAAATCCTGCATGAAATAACTGTGATATGTTGTCTTTTATCTCATAAAATTCTACTGCATCCGTTGTATTTTTTACCGCAAAATATGTTATATATAAATTGCCGTTATTGAAAAATTTATGTTTTCCTGCTTGCTTACGCGAAATGTTTAACTGCAAGAAGAAGCAAGGTGAATCACAATTTTCTTTGCTATCGTCAAGATATACCGTATATGGATAAATATATTTCAATTTGTTGCGTACTTGTTTTAGAATGTCTACACTATTTAACACTGTGATTCACCTCCTTAATCTAATTTCTTTTTTACATCATCGAAAAACTTTTGTAATTCTTCTTTCATTACATCCGATTTTTCAAATTCTTGCATGGTTGCATCGAAAAAACGTTTGCCTTGGACGAATCCAATAGTATTATCTTTTCTGTCTTTTTGGATGTGACCGCGTTCCACAAGGTGATATACTTTACTTTTGTTTTTTAACTCATATTGTATCTCATCTGTTGAAATGCCTGTGATTTTACCATTCCAACTTTTTGATAATTTTCCAGTTTCGCCGATTGGAGAATTTTCTTTTGCTAATTTCTTTAATTTATTACCTGCTCGTTTTAGATGTTTCTCCGCTGTTTCCGTATATTCATTTACCACGGAATTTAACTTTTGCTGAAATTCGTCAAGATTTTCAAAATAAAAATCTGCGCTCATCCTTCCCAACCTCCGCTATTCGGCTTCTTTGGTTTAGGTTTAGGATTTTCTTCTTGTTTTCCGCGCAACTTTTCAATGCAATATAATTCTAGTGATTCATTTTGCATATCGGGATTTACAACGCTTTGAATTTCACAACTATGCTTGCCATATTCTACGATATCGGATTGAAAAATATTATCACGATAGCGAATAGTTATAACAACATTTTCCGCGTTTGATACTTGCTTTGCTTCGTAGTATTCTTTTCCGCGTGAAGGTCTAATACTTGCAGATATATTTTTATATTTCAATTCTGTAACGGTTTTGTCAAATCCGTTGATTTCTTTCGTTACACGTCCGATAATGTTTACTTTTTTATTTAATTTCCCTGCATCGTAAATCATATTATCCCACCTCGTATGAAGGTGATATTTCGATATGATTTAGCATCGTAGAAATAGTATGCGGAATTTCAGTCGCGTTGGTTCTTCCATTCATCGCGTTACGATTTGTGTACCAATGAGATACAAGCAATTTTATAAGCATTTGCATGACGCTATCATCGTTTATAAATTTCTTCCCCGTTGAACGTGAAATATATATTTTGCTTGCACTTATCAGTTCTTGTAGCATTTCATCGTCGCAGACGATATCATCATCTATTCGCAGGTAGTTTTTTATTTGTGTTAATTCATTCATTTTCAACCACCTTTTTTTATTATAAAAACAAATGGGAATATGCAATTCTTATACACATTCCCATTCACATTTTTTCTATATACTATTTACTTATTATGCGTTTGACTTATTGATAAAAACAAGTCCGTTCTTGTCTACAAGTTTACCATCTACAGCGGCAACGCTCTGATAAACCTTATTTCTTGTTGCGTTATCAATATAAGTAACAAGGTCAATGTCATACGCGGTGTTCATTACATATTTGTCTAGTTGTACTGCAAATGCGACTGTCTCGCCCTTACCTGCTGAATCGTAATCTTTCATAAAGTCAGTGACAATAACACGCGTACCGAAAATTTCATAATTTGGTTCACCGTCAATTCCTTGATTCATTCGTGCGACTGGTTGACCCTGTTTATCAACAATAGAGAGGAAGCTATAGAATGTTGCTTCGTTCATGACAAGAACCGCGCCAGTACGATATGCGCTTGGAATAGCTTTCTTGATTTTTACAATATCTTCGTATGCAAGTGTTTTGGAAAGTTCCACTGTCTTAGCCGCTGTCTCTTTAAGAATACCCTTGGGTTGTCCGCTACCTGTACCGCTAATGATTGCGGATTCCATTGCTTTAGCCATCGCACTTGAAACATTATTTGCAATCGCCGCTTCAAACGCTGAAAGTGTCTGCACGCGTGCAAGGAAAGAAAGACCGATTGCTTTAACGAGTGGATATGCCGCAAAAGTAACTGAACCTGTTACCTTACCTTCGACCGCAATACCTGTGTTAGACATATCTGTTTCAGTTGTCCAAATTGCAGGAGAAGCTAATTCGGATGTTGGAATTGCTATACCTGCGGGATAGTTCATTTTTGTGACTAGAGGGAGAATGTTGCCGTATGATTCTAGTTTTTCGACGATTTGATTTAATACGGTTGTTGGGATTACCGCGCTGTTGCCGCTAGTCATTGCGACCGCACGGAATTCCTCGCTCATGTTGCCTGTCATTGCGAACTGCATAAATGCATTACGATATTCTACGCTGTCAAATTGTGTATTTTCCATTTTTACATCACCTTTTCTTTGTTCTACTAGATTTTGTTTTTGTGTTTCTTCTTGAATAATATCTGTAATAATTTCATCATTGTTAATTTTTTCTGCGATTTCTTTGCGCTTCTCTACTTCTGCAACTTCCTTTTTGCGTAATTCTTCTGCATACGCATTCAAATCGTCCATTTCTTCGTTTAGAAGTTTCAATGTTGCAAGGTCAGCATTTGCAGATTCGTCAAGAATTTCTGCCTTGCGCTGTTCAATTTCTTGTAGTGTCATATTGTCACCTCATATATTTATTATTTCTACATTTATTACATTATATTTCTGTTTTTTGCCGAATGCCCGTATATAGCAATGCAAACAAAAAAGAGAGATATAATCTCTCTTCCCGTGAATCCGCGTGAAATATAGAGTTGTTAGATTCCATGCTCATGATATAAAATATCATGAAAAGTATTATATACAGCATCGCCGTAATCGTATCTTAAAATAGTTATGTTGACATAATAATACATCAACGCTTCTACATTTTTAACTTCTTCTTCAACATCTGCCCATCGTAGAACATAAGGCTCTATCTGGTAAATCTGGTTGTAAAAATATTTATTTGTTTTATATGCTTTTATATTTTCATTTTTTATTTCGCTAAAATCTTTGAATTTATCATTCCAGATAATTCTTCCTAGTAAATCTATCGGTAATTCAATCTGATAAAAGTCAATTAACTTCAAAATCCGATTATAGCTATAATTCTTCATATAATATCAGCCTCCGCAAATCTATATTTACCGTTCTATTTACTATATAGATTTTTCGAATGATATTATTTGTCAAATTTTGGATTTCAGTAAAATTTTTTCGCGTTGAATTTTTAATAATTCTTCATCAAATTTATCGAATGACCTTTTTACAATATCAACATCTGTTGAATCATACGCAGGTAAATCAACTACGCTAACATCTACCACCTTTTTTATTTTTGATATATGCCGCACATATTTTGTGTCAGATACTTTTTCGATATAATCTTTGTTCACGATGTAGCCATATGACATCTTGCTAATATCTTTTCTTTTAATCAGTTCGTAAATATCTTTTCCCTGCGATGTTTCTGCAATATCAGCTTCTATGTGCAAGCCGCGCTCGTCAACATTTAGCCGCAATGTATTGTTGCTAGTTCTTGCAAGAATGCTGAAATTATCTGAATGGTTGTACCGCAATACTACATTTGACATATCCGCATTATCGAAAGCTCCTGCGTCTACTGTCTCCCAGTAGTCCACGCCGTTTGAGGAATATAGACAAGTTGCCGCGTTGAAAATAGTCGCATATCCTTCAATTGTCTGCCTTGATTCTTCTACATTTTGCGGAACTTCGGCATAACCCACTGAACGAAATTCTGTTTGATTCATTTTATCACCTTCCTTTTTCTTGATATTTTGTCTGATTTGTTATATAATAAGACATAGAAAAGGCGTTGCCGAGAAACACGGTCAGCCCATATCTTAGTTGAAAGTAACCTACCAACAAGTTGGAGCTAGTGGCGGGTTACTTTTTTGTTAGAAGCAACACTAGAACGATGAAAAGCAACAGAGTTACATTCGTTTCGTTCATAGTCAACCACCGCCCTTCTAGGGCTTGGATTGACCGCCTCCGTTCGACAACGCTATAAGCATTATACCATATACAGAGAGGATTCACCTCTCTTTTTTTATTCTTCTTCGCCGTCTACATCTTCGTTTTCTTTTGGTCTACCGACATCATTTAGACTTTTTAACTTTCCTAATTGATAATCATTTACAATGCTTGTATTTGCGACATTCAGCGTTTGCACGCGGTCATCGCCATTTTCTATCGGTGGTAGATTTAGTAATTCTAAACATTGATTTGTAGTCAGCAATCCTAGCGGTCGCAGTTCACGAATCAGATTTATCTTTGTTTTCATCTCGCTATACATCAAACGATTACCACTGAAATGAATCGCATAACCGTCATTGATTTGCGTTTGTGAAAAAATTTTCCGTGTGAACTCCTGCGATAATGAAATGCTGATAGGCTCAATGGTATTCTCATAAAAACTTTGCCATTCTGATTCTGTATACTTGCCGTTGACTATATTCTTACTTATCCCAAAAAAATTATAAATATTATCCCTTATGTAATCCAACTGCGCCGTGTCAGCCGCTTCGGGCTGTGCGTCTATTGCTTGGAATTCTACTGTACTATCAGTAGTTATAATGCCGCCTTGCGTAGAATCGTGTAAGTTTTGGTTAAGTTCCCTAGCTTTTTGTTTCCATGCATCAGCCGCCGAGTTGCCTGAGATTCTTGCTATGCCTTTGATTTTTCCGCTATTGACAGCTTTGTTTTTGAATGATGTTTGTAAAATGTCAAGTGTTGCTAAATTGTCCGTGATGTTACTATCTGTGTGACTTATAAAATCACCATCGCCAAATGAATAGCGAATATGAATTATGTCGCTGTAAGGAATTGTTTCCTTCTTACCGTTTCGGAATAAAAACTTTAAGTAAATTTCATTATCCAATTCCCTAGGTTCTATACTCAAATAATCTAAATTCCATAAAGAAATTACATTATTAAATTTATCACGGTTAATTTTTACGAAAGCATTTTGATTCTGTATCAAATTATATGCAAGTCTATAGTAAAAATCATAAGCTGTTACATATATATTTGGCGCAAGCGTTAAGCAATTTTGCAAAACTTGAAATTCTTTGTTCGGTGTTCTTTTTCCGTTTTCCGTCTTGGTAATAGTAGGTTCTAACTTTGCAATATGCTTCGCCAATGTCGCAAAACAAGTTTTTAGAAGAATATCATTGCTGTAATCATTTCTCGTGAAAAATACTTGCTGATAGTCATTTAGAAGCTCTAGCCGTACTGTTTGCGGCTCTTGTCTTTGTTTTCCAAAAATACTGTTGAACATATTTCGTAGTTCCAAATTTCATGCACCTCCATTATTTTATTTGTTTATTTGTATCTATATTTATTACATTATATTTATAAAAATAAAAAAGAGAGAACGAATCTCTCTTTGTGTGTTTGGTTATGATAACTGTTTATTTAACCAATCCAACCCCTTCTGCGTCAAATAAGATTGATATTTTATCATTATCGCGCCGTTTTTCTTAGGATTTGGAATTTGGAACTGTTTCGTTTCCATCAATTCAGCCTTGATTGCTTTCGCCGTTGCCAAATTATTTTTTTTCAACATTCCCTTTTGGCGCAAAAGTGCAAACACATCCTTACGCTTATAGCCTTTACAGAAGGTTTTTGGATTAACAAGTTTGATTGCGTCTGTGATTGTCACGAGCGCGTTATCTACATCAAAAATATTACGTTTGAAGTCCTGTTCATAGTCTAGTTTTTCTGTCAGTTGTTCATTTTTGGTTGCCAATTCTACATTTTCCGCAATCAAAAATTGATTTTTTTCTTCCAAATGTTTACGCTGTTGTTCTTCTTCAATCCATTTTTTAGCACGCTCTATCGGGTCAGCAATTTGATAACTAGGTGCTAATAATGTTTTAATCTGTTCCTCCATTTCGTTGAATGCGCGGATGTATTTACGTTTCCATTCACTCGCTTTCTTCCCATTAAATCCCATTGCAATTAATGAAAATCCGTCGCGGTTCATTAAAATGACTGGGTATTCTTGTTTGTTTTGTGGATGAATATACGTCGTTTCATAGAACATTTCTGCTTCCGAGGGGTCAGCGGAATTTTCCGCATACCCTATTTCTTTGCGAATTGCTTCAAGAACATCTTTATGAAGTTTTCCGAAATGCTCCGCAATCTGCAAACTTGAAACAACTACTTGATTATTCTGCACTTCAACTAGTGCGTTTGATACATCTGTCATTTTATCAGCCTCCGCTTGATATACTATTTATTTGTGAAAAATCATCTTCGTTTTCCTTTTCTATAGATAGTATATATAAAACAGGGCATTTTATTCGCGGATTTTACAAATTTTACAAATCATTTTTATTGTCAAGATATAACACAAACGCATCCAAAAATGAAGAATATCCGTCAATTCTTTTCGTTAAATTTCTATTTTTATACGGTTTGATATTACCGCTTGTATCCGTTACACATAGCGTATTAAGCAAACACCACTTGAATATAGGATTATCATTATATACAATATCACGATTTTTGAAATATGCTTTACTCTCAAACATATAACTTGACAGTCCTACAAACGATTGATTAATTGGCTTGCAAAGAGTCTTTCCAAAATTTTCTTCTAGTTCCTTCACTAGATATGACGCATTATAACGGTCATAACCTATCATATACGCACATAAATTATAGTCATTTTGTAGTTCCAAAAACCAACTGCATACATCCGACGGATTGATTATTCTACCTTCACATAGCCGCATCAATCCCCTACCTATCCATGTATCATAGGGAACACCGTCTTTCTCGATGTGCTCTTGTAGCGTATTTTTTGGCATCCAGTACATTTGATGAACATACAGTTTACCGTCGCAAGGTATTAAAGCCGTTGCCGCCGTCAAGTCAGTGGTCTGCGATAAGTCAATGCCACCAAGGAAATACTTACCGCTAAAATCTTGAATATTAAATATACCATCGTTTGTTACATCTTCAAAATTGAAAAAGCTATCTTTAGCATTTTCGCGGATATTGAACTGTTTCACGAGAATATCGCGCAGTGTCTTTTCATTCAGTTTTGCGCGTTGCACTTCTTGACGCAACATATCTATACTTTTTGAAACACCTAAATTCGGATTTGCTTTCATCCACGCAGATTCATTTGATATTTCGCTTTTAGAATCTAACTCGTAAAGTAAAGGCAAAACGGTTTCATCCGTATACTTTCCATCTTCATAGCCGTTGATGATAGAAATATATTCCTGATACTTACTGTCAAAAATACTATCCTGCTCGATGTAGCCGCCCGTGGACATTATCAGCGTCAATGGTTCGCTTCGGCTATACATACCGCCTTTTACTACATCGTATAAATTTCTATCCTTAATCGCGTGCAGTTCGTCTAATGCCATGACCGACGGCGATAAACCGTCCATACTTCCACTATTTTTTGACAGTGGCACAAACTTGTTAAAGCCGCCGATTTGTACAATCTCATTAACTTTTATCTGGAAATACTTCTTTAACAGCGGCGATGTAGCAATCATTTGCCGCGCGTAATCCCATATGATTTTACTTTGTTGGCGGTCTGTAGCTACCGAATAAACTTCTTGGGCGGCTTCTTCGCTGAACAAAAGAATGTAAAGGATAATTGCGGCGTTAAGGCAGGACTTGGAATTTTTACGTCCGACGAATAAAAACAGTTCCTTATATTGCCGTGTATGCGTTTCCTTGTGTCTGAATCCAAACAGACAACTAATTAATGCTTTTTGCCACAATTGTAACTTAAATGATTGTTTGCCGTCCTTGAATTTCGGTATGCAACAAAATTTTTCAATAAATGATATTGGTTCATTTGCTGATTCTTCATCAAAATAATAATCTAAATTATCATTTTGTAAATTATCGACAATATGATTATATACTTTCTTGATTTTATCTCCTGCAATAATTTCATTATTTTGTATTTTATTATTATATTCTTCTATATAATTCATATTGTCACCTCCAAAGAAAAAGAGACACTATTTATTTAGTGTCTCTAAATTATTTATTTATTCTGCTCCATCCTTCTCAACTTCGATTCTTCAATAAACATCTGCAACTCGTCTTTTTCTTCTTTTTGTTCAAATATCAAAAATGATTGTAGCTGTTTAACGGTTGCGGTAAATTGTTTTGTATAAGCAACATAAACATTTACCGACGGATGAACGCGTAAACCAGATTGACCGCCGCCGTTATTATATGGAACAACAACGCCATTAACAACAGTGTCCTCTTGCAATTCATCTAGGTATGCGGCTAGATAAGAAATTCGGTCAATTAACATTTTGACAACAGATTTATTTTCATCACTTTGCCTTGAAACAATTGGTGATAACTGTTTTATATATTTTTTGATTTGTTTCCTTCGCTGATTTTCCTTTTCTGATTCCATTTTATTCACCTCATTTATAATTTTTATGTTTTTAATAGTCAATAGTTATACTACCGCCACTCTGAAAAGTGCTTGTATTATACAAACGAGAGCTGCTCAGGTCTTAGAGCCACAAGGCTTTTCGGCATTCTAGGGGGGCTTGCGCATATGTATGCTTGAAAGTGTCAGCTTCGTGACGTGTGCGCCGTTGCCCTATGCGCCTATGCCATGTCAGCCGTTTAGCTTCGCTTGCAAGCGTGTGATGTGTGCGCGTTGTTCTTCCGTGTACTCCTTGCGTGCCTTGGTATCATCTTGTGTTTGCGCCTCTATGATATTACCATCTGCATCGAAACTATAACGCTCCTGTTCCCGTCTATAGTTCCTTCCATGTATTTCATCGTGGCATTGATTACAGAGTGTTATTAGGTTATCTGGATTTAATGTTATATTTGGGTCATTTATATTCATCGGCGTAAGTTCGACAATGTGATGAACTTGATTGCTGTCATGTTGTCCACAAATTCTACAAATGTAAAAATCACGCGTTAAAACAAAATGCCGTATCTTTTGCCATCGTGTACTATTATACAATTTCTTACTAAATTTTTTCGCCATAAATTACACCTCGAAATTATTCTATCTATATTTATTACATTAAAAATTATATGTTATGAATTTTCTCTAACGATATTTCTTGTATTTCTCGTTCTTTCAGCACCCGAGCCGATAAAAACGAATATTCGTATGATTTCTTTGTATTTCGTTTCCCTTGTGTCAGCAAATAAAGTTTATCAATCAGAAAATCATATAAATACTGTCTACCATTTTCCGCTTCTTGTATCATTTTTTCTATCTGTTGCACGGTATAGTTAGTATGATTTTTCGTATGTTGATACGGATTTCTTGTTGTTATTCGCATGGTATATCACTTCGTAAATATTTTTTCAATGTTGGTAAAAGACTGTCGAGAATTTCGACTACCTTACTTTTCGTTGTATTTAATAGTTCTGCTGTTTGTTTTATTGTGTGTCCGCGCTCATAAACGTAATAAATCACTGTTCTTTGATTATTTGTAAGATATCGTTCTTCTAGCATTTTCAAGTCTAACAATGATTCAGCCGCCTTGAAGTTTCCTTGATGTTTCAAATCTATGATGTTATTTTTATATAGAATCATCCGATGTACCTGTTCAGCCGTATAATCCATATCATAATTCATTTCTTGATTTATTTCTTGATTTATTTCTTTGTCCATACGTCCTGCGCCTCCAATGCTTTCCATTTTTCTGCGAATATTTTATCTAGTTCACGTTGTCTGCGCTTTATTTCTCGCTGTTGTTCTCGTTGTTGTTTCATATATTTTATTTGATTTTTGATAAAATCTTTTTCTTGATAGAATCCGCAAATGATGTAGCATATTCCACCGAAAAATAAACCTGTTAATATTGCTCCTGCTGTTATCATAATGTTTCACCGTCCAATACTTCTAGTACAACTTCTTGAATATCGTTATCTATTCCGAAAATATCCATAGTTGCTTTATAGTATTCAGTTGTATAATCTATATTAAATTTTTCCTTCCATATTTCTACCTTCGCTTTTAGTGCGTCTTGCAGTGTGTCATAGCTTGCTAATGTCTTTGTTTTGTTATTGATTCTTGCCTGTATAATATACTTCTTCCCGTGCTTGAATATGTTCGTATAGCCTGTTTGACTGTTTGACCGAAAACTTTTATTGCGTGCATTTTCTTTGTATGTGCAAATTCGTAAATTTTCGCGCGTGTTATTATCCTTGTTCTTGTCTATATGGTCTGTTGGAAATTTTGTGTCGTTATTCGTTACAAATCTGTGCAAATATAGCTTCTTTTTGTCCGCGTATGTGTACCAATATCCCGTTTGCTTGTCTTTATGCCATTCGTATTTGTTTACCTTTTCTACATCTTCTTCTGAAATTATGAATTTATTCATTTTTATTTCACCTTCTATATTATTTACGTTGTTGCCTTATCTATAAAATAAATAGTATTTTATAAGCACTTTATTTCTTGTTATGTGCGTAGAAGATAAACAGATTGATGTTTTAGCGGTGATTTTTTTATTTGGTATCTGTCTGCTTATCTATAAGGTAAATACCATTTAGAAAGTAAAATATCTGTCTATGTGCCGCTGATATTAGGTAAAACAAAAAAGAGAGATAAAATCTCTCTTTCCGTGGATGTGCTTGCTGTGTGCGGTTCAGCAGAACCGCTTGTATGTAGTAGTTTATCAAAATCTGAATAATTCCCGATTATCTTCAAGGATATCTAATACATCTGATTTCCATAGAATTTGAAAACCTGTGTGACCGTGATTATCAAAAGCAAAACTGTTAGCGTATTCTCTGCCGCTGTCTGTCAGTTCCCAGACACCTTGAATTTTTGTTTGATAGCCGAGAATACACAACGCATCATTTACTTTTTGTGCAGATATAGAATTTTTGCTGTGAAGTCTGTTTTGCAGTTCTTTACCTAACTTTGTTGCGTTAAATTTTGCCGTGTTTATTTCTTGAATTGGCGGTAGTAACTTCTTGAATGTTTCAATCTCATTATTTGTTATAGCCTTATATTTACCTTCTGCTTTGCCAAAATTCATAGCGTATAACATAGCGTGTTCTTGCGTCAGATTGAATCTTTTCGCGATAACGTCCGCATATTTACCTGTTGCTTCCAATTCCATTGCAGATAAATCCATATTATTGGGTTGTGGTTGTGGCACGGTGTAACTTCCTGTTTTGCGAATAGAAGGAAGCACCTCCGATGTTACCCACCGTTTGAACTGCTTCGCTTTTTCAAGATGTGAGGACATAATTAATGAATACAATCCAGATTCATTGATTACTGTCATTTCGCGGTTTTGACCTGAGGTCGTGATTTGCGACCTCAGCTTATCTTCTTTATCTACATGATTTAAAATTGCATCTTTAGTATTTACATACCCTAACGCCGAGGCTACATCTTTACCAACAAACCACGGCTCATTGTTGATTTCTACCGTGCGAATTTCACCGAATTCCGCGTTGTTAAAAATAGTCATTTGATTTGTCATTTGCTAATCCCCTTTTAATTGAATAGTTCATTCTTGAAACATTCGATATCGTTATTTTCTATAAGATTTAACGCGGCGTAAAGACAATCATCTTTATGTTTTTTGCCGTCATAATATTTGTAAATAACATCTGCAAGGCTGAACGCTTCTATTACTGTTTGAATCTTGCTTATTTCTTTGTTTTCCATGTCGGGTATTTCCTTTATTTGTTCGTCTGCTCGTTCACGGTCTAGCTTTTCCCAAAAGCGACTCCATCCTTCTATATCGTCTGTAAATCCTTCCCATTCGTTTTTATACTCGTCCGTGTTACGAATATCATCCCAGCTCATATTAAAATTATCCATGTGTTTCATTCCTTTTATATATTATTGTTATTCTTCGGCATCTGATAACCCCCTCGCATTTTACGAGGTCTTATACAAATAGTATATGCAAATTTTTACGATTTATTTCATGTTGTGACAGTAAAATAACAAACGCAGGGACATTATTCCTTGCGTTTTTTTGTGTGTGATTAAACACCGTATTTCATATAATACATCGGCTGAAAAATTTTCTTGACTTCTTTTTTATCTTCATCTGTCATAGTAGCGATAAACTGAATTATTTCATCCATCTACTTTATTATATTATTTATGATTCAACATTTTCTATATCTATTCTATATTTAGTTAAGGATATGTCATGTACGCACTTTTTAGTTATAGATTTTTGAATGAATTATTGAATATATCATCCGTAATTGATTCAATCTTTGTTTTGGATATATCCCGTATCACATTATCAAAAGCATCGTTCAATATATCAATCCTTTTACAAATAGAATCTTTTCGATTTGATAAATCGTTGATATAATATGTATTTGTTTTAGATACACCTGTTTTTGTTGAGTGTGAAATTGTTTGTCTTATCATCCCACAAAATTTCATTATCAGCAGTTGTTTTCTTACAGTATCAGTTTTTACATTAATTTGTTTTCCTACATATTCACTTCCTAGCTGTAAATTTACAGAAAATGGATTTTCAAATTTGATGTTTTCCCGTCTTTCTTTCCATAATCTCATTACTACTTCATAAGTTGGTAACAAATTCTTGACATATTTCTTGTCTGATTTATCCACAATCTCTTTCAAAACTTTTATATTACCTTCTATCACGTTATCAATATCAATTTCTACTTTGTTTTGTACTTTTATTTTATATATTGAAGTCAGGAATTTAAATGATTTGATAAATGTTTTGTTTGTGATAGATGTTATCATGTCTATAATATCATATCTTTTTGTTGTACTGTTGTCATACAAATAAAAGTTGTTGTCCTTGTCTTTGTAAATTACACAAGAAGGATGATTGTCCATGTGAAAAGGTGATTTGAAATTTTTGTTTATCCCCACATTTATATTCAAAAAATCTCTGATGTCTAGTTGTTTCAACATATTTAATGCGTATGTGTATGGTAATTCTATGTTGTATTTTGGTAGATAGTTAAAATATGTGATGTTTTCATTTTTAATAGCATTCGTAAAATCTGTTGATATTACTTTCTTTTTCACTGATTCATCATTTTCTATATCTATTCTATATTTAGTTAAGGATATGTCATGTACGCACTTTTTTTGTGCGAAATATTTATTTAGTGTTGATACTTTATATCTTAGATTCTTGACATATATTATTTTAATTCTATAAGGCTCTGAATCATCTTTAATATGTAATGTATGTGGTACTCTAAGAACCCGAGAAGCATCTTTTACGGCTATATCAATATCTTTGGTAACATTATCATGAATGTATTCCCACATCTGTTTTTCTGTTGATTGCCATTCGTTTAATGTTATATCACGGTCACAAATAGCATAATACAAATGATATCCATTTTTAGTAGATATTAAAGCATTTGGCATGAGCGGAAGATGTTTCATTGATTTCAAAAATTGAATCTTTTTACGTTTTAATTCATCTTCTGATAGATGTTTACCATCTTGTTTGAAGTCTATATCGAAATAAAACGCGTTGAATTTTTTGATATCTGATTCTTTACGTTGCTCTTGTTCTTTGTACCAACAAATAGTTTTACCAGATTTTTTATATATTCTATATCCGCTGATTTCTTTTATATCAGCTTCGTTGACTGTAAACCATACATTTACTTGTAATTTCTTTTTTTTGTAAATGTGGGATATTGGATTTGTTGCTTGTCCAAATTTTCCTCTCCACACATGGTAATATGCGGTTGTATATATGTTTTTGTTCAGCAATTTGAAAAAACGCTTTGTTTGATTCGTAATCATGTATTACACCTCTTGCAAACAGAATACATTCATCCATCTACTTTATTATATTATTTTTCAGTTCTTTCTTCTCAGAGATGTAATACATTGAAATTCGCTAACTATTTCTCAATCCTCAACATTTTTTCTATCTATTCTATATTTAGTTAAGGTATTGTTATGTACGCACTTTTTATAAAATGTTAGATGTGATGTAAAAACAAAAAAGAGCGGCATTGATTCACCGCTCCACTGATATATATTGTTAAATTACACGCCTGTTGTTTGATAAATAAAATCTTTTGCATCCTTAAGATTTTTTGAATCCCATTCAAACTGTGACTCATATGCTGTAACTGCATCTCTGAAATATGTACAAACTATTTCAAAATCTTCTTTGTTCAACTGCGAACACAAATTTACTAAGAGACTTTTTATATCACAGTTTCGTATTTCTTCAAGTGAACGTATTTTTACTTTATTGTAATCTATCGACTGTAGAAATTTTGGATTGCTTAAATACATTGTTTTATATCGCCCATCTTCAAACCATTCAAAAAACTTTTTCATTCTTTCTAAAAGTTCTTTTTCTCTATGTGAAATTCTATGCCCTTGCAAATTAATACAGTCTAGCAAATGGATAAACCCAAAAACAATCAATGTGTAATAACTCATTTTTATTTTTTCGGTATGAATTTCATATTCAAGTTTTCCTTCATTTTCATGTTCATCACGCTTTATCAATAAGTTTTGGAATCCGTAATCTAAGACAAAATATAAAGCCACAAAAGAATAAGTATATTCACAAAAAAACATTTTTAATACACTATTCATCGTCCTACATCCTTCCTATATGAACGTAAAAAGAGGAGATTTTACCTCCCCTTTTGGTAAACCGTAGTAGTATTTAGTTTTCGTTGTTTGATTCTTCGTCTTGTTTTTTCTTGAGCACCAACTCTTTTATCAGTGCTGAAATATCTTCAACTCCTTCTTTCTGTAAGAATGCCATTGTTTCCACGTCCAATTTGACACTTGCGCCGCGTCCAACATTCGGATTGTCACGTTTAAATTCTAACGCCGCAATGATTTCTTCTTCCTTCTTTACAAGACGCTGATACTTTTCCAATTTCTCCTTCGCGTCTGCGATTCGTTCATCAATGGAACGAACAACACGCTGTTTGCGTTCCTTCTTTTCCTCTTTTGCCATGATTGAATCATCCTTTCTTTTAATCTGTAGTTGATTTATGTTTATATGGTAACTCGTTTTATAAAAAGAGTCAAGTGATTTTTGATAAAATCATTTAATGAAATTGATAAAATAAAAAAGAAGCGGAATTGAATCCACTTCTAAAATATATTTATTTCGTTTTCTCCTCTCCATATAGTCTTGTCATGCCTTGTTTAGTAACTAACCAAACACCACCGCTTTTGCGACATTCGTCAGCGGTTAGCCGTGGAGGTCTGCCTTGAATGCCAGTACATAAGTGCTTGACCGAAATATTTGATTTTCCCCATCGTTCAGCGGCTTCGGCGGTTGTCATTATTTCATCGAACGCATATATCTTGTTATCGTCCATGTTACCATCCCTCCCAAAAGAAAAGGTTTGACCGTTGTCCAATCCCATTGCACGCTATAGCACAAGTCAGTTATGATAATAAACGAAATGACTTCATATATATTTGGTTTTTTGAATTTCATTTGCTATATCCTCCAATCTGATTTATAATGTAAGGTGCAAGGGACTTTTTATCGTCCCTCGCTTTCCTTCTAGCCTATCCGCTATTTCTGCTTGTCACGGCGTTTTTTGCGGTTAGGCTTTTTCTTTTTGGGTTTCTTTTTCTTTTCTTCAACCTCCTTCTCTTTCTTCTTCTCGCGTCGATACTTACTGTATTCGACTGCAAGATAGATTAGAAACTCAACATCTTCTTTTTCCAAATCCATTTTATCACCTCCCTTCGATGTACTTATTATAACCTAAAAAGGTTATTTTGTCAATGGATTTTTTGATAAAATAAAAAGGATAGCTTTTGCGGCTATCCTTTATTGTTTGTTAAATCTTTTTGATTCGCGCTATCTCTTTGCCTCTGTTGTAGATTGTGATTTTATCGTAGCTGTCTGCCATTTCTATTGTGTAAAGAATATCGTCTAACGCTTCTTTATAATCCATCATTCCCAATATGCCGCCGTGTGTGTAATAGAATTTGTCTTTGTCTGCAAGATAGGAATATGTTTTCGTTTCAGTGCTGATATAATTCGCGTGGTGAACTGTCACCATTTCGATTTTTACACCTTCATAAATGTTGACGTTCTCTTTAATGTGGTTAATTGTTTTTGTAATCATTGCGTTCTGCATGGTGCATTTTCCTTTCTTGTAACCTTCAGCCTTATGTGCTTATTATACATCGTATTCTATGTATTGTCAATAGTATTCTATGTATTTTTAGAAAAATTTACAAAAAAATAAGTGGGAGATAAACCCACTTACTAAACATTTTCTTTGCCAAAAACGCGTTCCATTCCTGCACGAGTTATCAACCACGTTGCGCCACTTTTCCGAAATTCATCCTCGTTAAATCGCGGCGGTGCTTTTTTGTATCCACTGCACGCCTGTCTTATCGTAATTTCAGCTTTGCCCCACCGTTCGGCGGCTTCCTTCGCCGTCATGATATCGTCTAAATTCATAAAAATGCCTCCTTCTCCATTGTCTATATAATACATCAAATTCTATGTTGCGTCAATAGCTTTCGATGTAAAAAACCGCCATTTTATTGGCGGCGTTTTTTTGTTATTTTGCTGTCTGCTCTAACTGATATTCCAGTTCATTGATTCGTTCAAGCAGTTCAAGAATTGTTTTGTTTGAACTAGCTTGCATCCGCTGATAACTTTTCATCCAGTTGTTGCGAGACTTCTGAATCAGTTCTATGAAGTGCTCCTTTTCTTCCATCTTGGCAAGAATCATCTCATAATCGGCTGTGCTGATTGTCATTGTTTCCATTTTGCATTTTCCTTTCTTGTGACCTTCAACCTTATATCTGTATTATACATCGTATTCGATGTATTGTCAATAGTATTCTATGTATTTTTTATATGTCTCGTATCCCTTATTTCCCAACGAAATAACAAAACACCTTCTAAAACGCCGTTGAATCGTTTTTAAGGCATGGTATATTTAACCCATATAAACTATCCAACCGATAGTGTTTGAACAGTCCTATGGTATATTCTGGCGGTTGTTTGGATGTATCTGTTAAAAAAATGTCAAGTGATATTTTACGGAATTAGATGTATTTAGTTTAGATGTGTAGATGTGAAAAATCGGATGTAAAATTTTTTTGTAAATCGACGAATTATTTTTGTTGTTTGTCATATACTATAGTTAGAAAGAGATGGTAAAAGTTTTTTACCATACATAACCAAAAACTTTTACCATACATGGTAAAAATAAAACAGCTAATATCTTTGTGGCAGTAGAATATTTAACAAACAACATGGTAAAAGTTTTTTACCATATATCACCAAAACTTTTGACTATCAATGGTAAAAATAAAACATAAGGAGCGAATAAAAAATGAAGAAAAATCAAATCAAATGTATTGAAACAGGAGTCATTTTCCCATCTGTAAGTATTGCAAGTAAGATGATGAATATAAATAAAAAATCTATTTCCATGTGTGTAAATGGGAAAATAAAGAAAGCAGGTGGTTATAGATTTGAAAAAATTTTTACCATACATAGTAAAGAAAAATCTGTTGAATCCGTTGTGACAGTAGAAAATAGCATTGACAACATGGTAAAAAATTTTGGTAATAATACCACGGAAACAGAATATCTTGACGTAATTTCATTTTTGCTAAAAGAATATTGCAACTATCGCATAATGACCGCAAAAAAGAAAGATGAATTTTTTGAAATGAAGGTTAAATATGAAGAATACGCGGCATTAAATGATAAATATATAGTTTTACAGTTGGAAAATAAGCAACTACAACAACAACTAAATAACCATCCACAATCAGATAATGAATTGAAAGCAGAATTTGATAAAATCCTAGAAGAAAAGCGGGTTAAATGGGAAAACTTGGTTGAAATGTATGAAAGTGTATGCAATGAACGGGACGGATTGACAGAACGAATTCAAATAATCATCAACGCCCCAGAATATAAATCGTTCGCTGAACGAGAAAGCAGAGAAGGACGTGAACGCGCCCAAAAAGAAAAAGAAGCGTGGAATAATATTGATAATGTAAACGATGAATTTTCTATGTTTGCATCCGTTCCTAGACGGCGAACGATTACGGATTATGAAGATGAACGCTTGGCATAATGGCATAAAAAAAGAAGAGAGATATAATCTCTCTTCTTTTATCTTCCTACTCCAATCCGTTAAATACATTTGCGGCTCTTGCATTCAAATCCGCATTTGTATGTAGATAACGCATAGTAGTTTCTAATTTGTTATGTCCTGCCCTCGCCGCTATTGTTCTTACATCTATTCCGTGTTCGCCCATGATACTTATATTTGTGTGCCGTAA